TTCCTTATCTCTCGTAGCTGTCGCTACAGTCTGTCCCTGTAGTGGTCCGCGGAGCATATCAATTCTCAGAAGTCCTCTGCCGTTTGCGTTGCCTTTAAAGTATTCGACAATGTTGATGTGCATTCCCGCCGTTGTTGATATGATGAATATATATCACTGATATACAATGTCAACAGGGAAAATGAAAAAAAATGACGAAACGTCAAATTATTTTTCAGCCCGAAACGCGCCACCCCTCATTTCTGTCAACCCCCTGATATCAATGACTTGCAGACTTATGAACAGGCTAACTTGACACAACGCCAGAAATCAGACTCATGATTCATTGCTGCCGCAGGCGATACAACTGCGAAGCATCGCGAAGCGGTACTTATCCCCACCCCACAACCTGAGCGATTGACAAATCATTCGCAATGCGAATACACGGGAAATATACGGTGCGACAATCTTTGAGGTCGCCATGCAAATCTCCATCAAGTCCGGCATTCTGAGAATCCTGCCAAAGCTCGACAGGTTCACCAAGCGTCACGCGCCATTCATCGTAGCCAAGGCTCTCACCGAGACAGCCAAGAACGTACAAGACGACGTAAAGACCTCAATCAAGACGGTGTTCGACAGGCCAACGCCCTACACGCTCAACGCTACATACCTAAGACCGGCAACGAAAGCACGGCTAGAGGCCGAAGTCCGGATTAAAGACGAAGCGGTCAAAGGCATCGCACCGATCAAATATCTCGCTGCACAAATCTACGGCGGCACACGAAACGACAAACGATCCGAGAAGCTGCTCCGATCCTTCGGCATCCTCGCTGACGGATACAGCATTGTACCCGGGCAAGGGCTTAAGCTAGACAGCTACGGGAACATCTCGCGAGGCATTATCCAACGCATTCTTTCGCAACTGAAGGCAAACCACGATAGCTACGCAAACGAGACTGTAGCATCGCGCAAACGCAAAAGAGCAACGGCACAACCACAAGCGCGATACTTCGCAATACCAGTCGGGAGTAACACCTCACGGCTTGCACCCGGCATCTACGCTCGCTTCGGCTTCTCATCCGGAAGCGCAATCAAACCGATTTTAATGTTTGTCAAAACACCACGATACAAAGCACGGCTGCACTTCCACGACATCGGCATGAAGGCAATCAACGCCAACCTCGAGCGCAACCTTCGCAAGGCATATCAAATCGCCATTGCAACGGCTAGGTGACCCTCCCCCCCTATCAAAAGGTACTTCCTAGGGGGTCGGCGGGGTGAGGGTAATTCGAACCCCGATAACGCGCTAGTGTCTGATTTAACAAACAGTTGTCGTTTATAACGGATTTTTGTAGATGAAGACGGGGCAGTTTGCCGAATTAATTGGAGTTAGTCGGCAAGCTGTTTTGAAAGCTATACTTGCGGGGAAATTGCCTAAGAGCGCAAAAAATAAAAAGGGCGTTTGGGAGATTGACCCTGAGTTGGGCCGCGTTGAATGGGGGCAGAATACTAAGGTCGCGTGGCAAAAGGCTGATTTGTCGGATGGCGATGACGATGACTTGTCCGACATACCCGACTTCAACGAAAGCCGTGCCAAGCGTGAATTTCACATGGCGGCTCTTGCTGAGTTGGACCATTCGGAACGTTCCGGCACTTTGATTAATGCCGAGGAAGTAAGGCGATCCGCCTTCAAACTTGCCCGTCAAACACGCGACGGGATGCTGAATATTGCTGATCGCGTTGCAGCTGATCTGGCAGCAGAAACCGATGCTTTCAAGGTTCACGCTCGTTTGACAAAAGAAATTCGCGAGGCGTTGAGTGCACTCGCTTTGGTGGCAGATGAATCCGATTTACCGGAAAGCGTTCAATGAGGGTCTGCTCCCTGACCCTGACTTCACTGTATCGAGTTGGGCAGACGAGCATCGCTATCTAAGCCAGAAAGCATCGGCGGAACCGGGCAGATGGCGGACTGATCGAACGCCATATTTGAAAGAGATTATGGATGCGTTGTCGCCTTCATCGCCGGTACAGCGAATTTGCTTCATGGCGGGTGCGCAGGTCGGGAAATCGGAGACTGGCAATAACTGGCTAGGGTTCGTCGTCGATCACGCACCGGGTCCGATGCTGTTGGTGCAACCGACGGTCGATACTGCCAAGCGGTTCTCGAAACAACGCCTTGCTCCGATGATCGAGGAAACGCCACGGTTGCGGGACAGGATTGCGGAATCACGGTCTCGCGATAGCGGGAACACGGTGCAGGTCAAAGAGTTCCAAGGTGGGACGCTTGTGATCACGGGCGCGAATAGCGCGGTGTCGCTTCGCTCTATGCCTGCTCGGTATCTGTTTCTGGATGAGATTGATGCTTACCCGTCCGACGTGGACGGCGAAGGCGACCCGATACAGCTGGCAGAAAAACGAACGACAACGTTCGCGCGGCGCAAGGTTTATATGTGCTCGACACCGACCTTGAAAGACACGTCGCGAATTGAGCGGGAGTTTTTGAATTCGGATCAGCGGCGGTATTTTGTCCCATGCCCTGACTGCGGACATAAGCAGTTTTTGAGGTGGCAGCAATTCAAATGGGATGAGGGCGTCCCTGCATCCGTCCGGTATGTGTGTGAGGATTGTGGCGTTCTCATTGAGGAACGGCACAAGACGACGATGCTTGCGGAAGGCGAGTGGCGGCCAACAGCGGAAGGCGACGGGCGGACGGCGGGATTTCATTTGCCGTCGTTCTATTCTCCTATCGGCTGGAAGTCATGGGCGGATATCGTTCGTGAATTCTTGGACGCGAAAAACGATCCGGCCTTGCTCAAAACGTTCGTCAACACGGTTCTAGGCGAAACGTGGGAGGATGAATACTCGAACAAGCTAGGTGCCGAGGATTTACGCAAGCGCGTGGAATTCTACGAGCCCGGGGTTGTTCCTGCCCGTGGGTTGATTGTAACGGCGGGGGTTGATGTTCAAGACAACCGGCTTGCAATCGTGCTGAGGGCATGGGGGCATGGCGAGGAATCTTGGCTGATTAGCCATGAGGAAATTTACGGCGATCCGGCGCAACCGCAATTGTGGCAGCAGCTTGACGTCATTCTGAACAAGCCGCTTCGGCACGGGATAAGCGAGCCGATCAAGATATCAGCGATGGCGGTCGATAGCGGCGGTCACTTCACGCATGAGGTCTACGCTTTCTGCCGTGATCGGCGGCGGCAAGGCGTTCTGGCAATCAAAGGGCAGTCTGTAAAGAATAAGCCAGCCATCGGCAAAGGATCCACGGTTGACCTGAATTATCGAGGCAAGGTCATCAAGGGCGGGGCGGAAGTTTACCCCGTCGGAACCGACACAATTAAATCAACGATCTACGGTCGATTAAAATTCACTGAGGAAGGCGACGGCTTTTATCACTTTGGAGCCGAAGCAAGCCAAGCCTATTTTGATCAACTCACGTCTGAAAAGCAGATCACCCGATACGTGAAGGGCTTCCCGATACGCGAATGGGTAAAGAAGCCGGGCGCACGGAACGAGGCTCTGGACTGCGAAGTCTACGCTTATGCCGCGCTGCAATGGCTCTACACACGATACAATCGGAAGACGATTTTTGAGCAGTTCGAGCAACGTTTGAAAATCTCGCCCGAAGAAAAGAAGATTGAACCCGTCCCCGTGCCGTCGATGGTTGCTAACCGCCCGTCGATGATGCGCCCCGTGCGCAAGTCCAATTTTGTTACGAGCTTTGCATGATCCCTCCTAAAATCATCACACAGGGCGACACGCTGTCGTTTGACGTGCCAGCGACGTCAAGTGCGACAAGTGCCACGCACACCCTCAACTTCTCGTGTGGGAGTGCGACAGGGACGACAACGTCAAAGGCCGGTGTTGCCAATGGCAGCGGGTGGCGAGTTTCGCTTATCCCATCTGAGACGGCGGGGTTTGCCGTCGGCAAACTTTACTACTCAATCGCGGTCTCAAAGACTGGTGAGCGGTTTACACTCGAACAAGGCGAAATCATTGTCGAAGCTGACTTTACAGCAATCGCGCCTATCGACGGGCGGTCGCAAGCGGAAGTCGATCTTGCGGCGGTGCAGGCGGAAATTCGTGCACGGGCCGGTAATGGCGCGACACTTGAGTATTCCATCGGCAATCGGTCGCTGAAAAGAGAGTCAATCACGGTTCTGATTACACTTGAGAACAAGCTCCGCGCCGATGTGGCTCGGGAAAAAATGGCAATCAAGATTGCCAAGGGCATCGGTTCACCCCGCAATCTTTACGTGCGATTCAACGGATAAAATTAATGGCATTCTGGGATCGCTTTTTTGGCAAGGCTCCGCCACAGCCTGTCAAGACGATGTTCCGCACCTATAAGGCTGCGGGGAACAATCGTCTCAACGGATGGGTTTCCAAAAACACATCAGCCGATGCCGAAATCAAAGCATCAATCGTCCGGCTTCGCGATAGCTCGCGGGCGCTTGTTCGCGATAATGATTATGCGAAATCGGCCCTTCGCTCGATTGTGAACAACGTCGTCGGGTCTGGCATTGGGGTACAGCCTCAAGTCAAGATGCAGCGCGGCAATAAGCTCAATGATGCGGTGAACACTTCAATTCGCGACGCTTGGTACCAATGGACGGCTCGCGAGAATTGCCACACGGGCGGTCAATTGTCGTTTTCCGATATCGAGCGGCTTGCGATCCGGTCAACGGTCGAAAGCGGGGAAGTCTTCATCCGCATGGTGAAGGGCAAATTCGGGCGGTCAAAAGTTCCGATGGCACTCGAGATAATAGAGGCGGACCAACTTGACCTTGAATACACGGTCGAGCGCGGCGGCGTCGGTAACTCAATCCGGATGGGCATTGAACGCGACCAATGGCAGCGGCCTATTGCCTATCATTTCTTGAGCAATCATCCCGGTGATACGACCGCCCCGTCGTCATTCAGGAAGCGCACAAGAGTTGCCGCATCTGAAGTCATCCATTTGTACCTGATTGAACGCCCCGGACAGACTCGCGGCGCTCCGTGGTTCCACACTGCAATTCTGCGAATGATTCAGTTGGGCGGGTACGAGGAAGCGGAGATCATTCGGGCAAGAGCAGAAAGCGCAATCATGGGCTTCATCGAAAGCCCGGAGGCCGATGCCCTGACAGACGATGACTTGCATTCTCAAGACGTGTCAGACGTGGAGCCGGGCATCATCAAACGCCTTTTGCCGGGTGACAAGTTCACCAGCCATGTGCCAAGCCGCGCCGGCGGCTCGTTCGACCCGTTCGTTCGGGCGATGCTACGCGGCATAGCAGCGGGTGTTGGCGTATCCTACGAGGCACTTTCAAAGGACTACTCGCAAAGTAACTATTCATCATCCCGCCTTGCCCTTCTCGATGATCGCGATCAATGGCGCGTCCTGCAAAACTGGTTGATCGAGACGCTTCACTACCGCGTCTACGAGGAATGGCTCGACATGGCGGTTGCGATGGGCGCGGTCAATGTTCCTGAGTCAAGCTACCGGGCGATGAAAGATCAATATCAGATGGTTCGCTTCAAACCGCGCGGCTGGTCATGGGTTGACCCCGAAAAGGAATTGAACGCCGCTCGCACCGGCTTGCGGCTTGGCCTGACAACACG